CTCGCTCTTTGATCAGACTAACATCTGGTCTGGAACGAGGGATGACATTCGTCATCTCCCGCAGGGGATTGCTCCCCACGGTCTCCCCTAGAAGGGGGACCTCCACCCGAGCTTGATGCTGACGTGCTCGGGGCGTCCAGAACGCTCCAAGTGCTCATCATCGACGCTCGCAACGTCGAATTGCGGCAGGTTACGGTCCTGGTCCGGCTTTTTAAGGCCGAACTGGGGTGCGCTTCCTGTCCGCAAGAGACACTTAGTCAGGGCCCCAACACCATCGAGAGGATCTCTAGGTGATTGGGAAACCTCAAAGTAGCCCTTGGTTAGGGGGCTATGGAGGTTCGGGTCCAGCTTCTGGAATTGATAACCCAGTGCTGACTCCCTGCCTATGAGCGGTGACGTTGGAGCTACGTTCGGATAGTGTTTTAACACTTTTCTGAGGTAGTCATCCATCCAGGCGGCAGTTTTCCAAAGACCCGACCAATAGGCCAGGTTCCGGAATTCCGACGCCGCGACGACACCGCTAGCGTCCTGCCGTCGTGTCGGAAGTACTTGACGTACGCGGACAACACTAACATCCGCACCGTCAAAGTACATCCGTCCGCAAGACTCCCTGAACCTTCCGGTCCAGAAACTCTTGCTCAGGTTTACTCGAAAGCCGAAAGCCTCGAGTTCCTGAACGACGGACAGCACATAGTCTCTGGGGACAATCAAATCGTCCCCAAAGACACGCACCTGCTCGGAAAACAGACTGACAGCCTGTTTCCGAGAAAGCGGAGCACTTAACTCCCTTTCTATCCCAAGCAAGATCAAGGTCATGAAGACCAAGGCCTCAAATGGGAAGCAGAGAGCTGAACCCATAGACGCAAACTTGGCGAGGCGTATAACGCCAAAGCCAGGCACTCGAGCCTTCCTGGACCTAGACCCAGAGACAGCCGCAAGCAAATGCGGGTAGTCCTGGATCATGGCCAGTACATGCTCGAAGGACACACGATCGGAAGCTTCGCTCATATCGAGCGTAGCAAGGTTCCCGCTGTAGGAACCTTCTCGAGCTAGGAGCCTATTAGGCTCCTGGTCATCGAATCCGATCACCTGGTGGAGGAAACCATCCTCGTCCCAGGCCTCGAGGAAACTGCGATAGACCGCCTGCTGTGCATATTGCATGGCAGTAGGTTCAATCGCAATTATTCGAGGTTTGTCCAGCGTCTTAGGGACCGTGATAACCCTTACGGGTATCTCGGAACCGGGTTCGAGGATGTCAAGCTCCTCATCCAGTTCGCCCTTAAAGGACGGATTAGGAATAAGGAACTCTTCAGCAGGCATAACCTCCTGAAGACGAGCGGGCCAGGATCGCTGATTCCACTTACCATTACTGGTGAGTCGATCAGCGACAGCGCCTGGACCGTGCTTGGGAATAAGTCGCCCATAACGGATATCACTATCCATTTTGGCGAACAGATCCCCATAAAGCAATGCAGAGATACGGCGAAAATCCTCCATATAAGAAGGATCAAGCCGAGAATCTGCATCCTTGACATCCTGCTCACATTGAACGTATTCGGACATGGCTAGCCTCTCGCGTCCAGGTGTTACCACCTGGAGCCCGTGACCATTACTGGCCTCGGCCGGGAGGGCTATCTTACTGAAGAGCAGTGTTAACTGCAAAACAGCATAGATTGCTTCCACATCCGGATCGTCCAAAAGTGCGCCACTACTAGGACTAAACACACGTCCAAGGAAACCTGACAGAAATGCCGGGAGACCATTAAGACTACCCGAAGCTTGTTTAAAGCCCGGACAGTCCGAAGGGACGACGAAACCTTGGTCAAGCCATTTTTCGACAGCTTTTCCAAAGTTCGCCAGGGTTATCCCCAAAAAGGACAACCCCTCGTGTTCAGTCCGACTGCGGACATATGTTATATCCGCAGTGGCGCTAGTGCAGCATCGCATGGCTAGTTCTTCCGCCATGCAGGACCAGAGTGACATCAGGCTTTTCATACTCTCCTCCTAACAGAGGTTCGTATCCATAGCCTATGACACATACTGTAGATCTAAGCCCCTTCGGTCGGCAGAACCTTTCGGTTCCGCCAGTTGAAGTCCCAGACCCACAGGAGCTGCGCGTCCAACCGGTTCAAGTTGTCAAACAAGAACCAGTAAATCCTACGGTCAGAGAGCACCCTCGAAAGAGGGATGTTCCTAGACCACAGGGCTGCGTCAAGCGACTCGTTAGAGTCGTTAACGCTGGACACAACAGCCTCTAGGGCCACAAGGGGAAATCCCCCGTGGTTAGAAGCGGTACTCATGTACTTCTCCTTCCCCGGGAGGATTCCCGGTTTAGATTAACAGAATGCCTTAACCCGTCGACTTACGAGCTCTGGATGAGATGGTCTCTGCATCTTTGAGGCGTTTTACCGCCTCTAGCAGCGCCTGTCTGGCCAGATGCTCAGCATCACTAGGGTTCTTACCCATGTGATATGTTATCTGCAGAACCCCCCGAGAAGTTCTCGAGGGAGGACCGTAGACAACACAAACCGACGGACGATTGGCGTTGTCCGGCCTCAGCATATAGCTGAATGGCCTAAGACAATTTCACCAACGAGGTACAACGCATCGACCACGAACACCACACCCACGAGAACCTTTCGGTTAATCGTGGAGCGCGGGTCGTAGTCAGTGCGCCGTCGCCCTGGGGAGGGATCCCCACGGCTTCGTGAGCGGTAACGACGCTCGGGGCTTTCGCCCCGAGCAGAATCACCGCTCATGCCCTCGCGGCGCCAGGCCACGCAGGCAGTGGAGGACGAGTCTCACGACTCGCCACCCAAGGCCTTTGTGATCATGACGTCGGAAGTCGCCCTCACCTGTGTCAGGAAACCCTGAATCACAGCAAGGGCCTCCGCCGCGCTGTAACCGGCCTCCGGAGTGTCGAAGACGATGTAACAAGACATCGCTCTTTCGACGTTCTCGTCTGGCCGGAACGGATCGGTGGAGAACTTCTTGGTGTTGACCCGAATCATCCGACGCGTACGCTTCCCATAGGTATGGGAAACGACGAGCTCGGTGTTCCCGTCACCACTCCGGTACACGCTTCCGTCATCCGCGTTTTCGGCATCGCCGACACGCGGTAGCGGAGTTGTGACACCGGAAACGGTGATGGTTTGAGGGTCTGCCAATGACATAGGCATCACTCCTAGGAGTTCCGAGGAACCCCCTATTGGCGTTTGACGCAGGTTAGTACACCTGCTCTCAGCTCCGGCTTAAGCCGAGCGCTGAGATAATGGCTAGTTGCCGTGACGATAAGTCGCCAAGCGTTAGCCCGAACCCAAAGGGTGATGCCCGCCTCCGTGACTTGGTCTCACTGACCATCATCACAGTCGCGGGTTGGTTGGACGACGATTTATAACCCGTCGGCCCAACCCAAGAGTAGGTTACGTTTCGGACACGATGTTCCATTATGTAACCATACTTCATCACCAGACCGTCGCTGGCCCAGTCGGAGAGGTTTGAAACAACCGCTCCGGCACTGGAAAACCAGTCAACAGCCCAGCTCCAGGGGGATAAGTTCCAGACAGTTTCTGGAGTCAGTGATAGGCCCAGAAGTTTCCGGGCCCTGGTTGCGTAACCCGACATCGACCCTCGTTCATAATAGTCCGAGGGAAGGTGATAGGTAAACGCACCAGAAAACCACCGACGCGTGATGGTCTCATCAACCTTCACGCCATACCCACCTGGATTGCTCCCACCCAAAAGCAGCGCGGAATGACTCCCCCCAAAATAGGGAGAGCCGCCTACGCTGAACTTGGAGAAAGAGCGAGACACTTCCTCGGGAAACTGCATCCTACGACGAACCACATTGCCCGCGTCGCGCTCGTACTGTGAAAGTACGCGGTCGGCGTTAGCGACGGCAGAAATGAACTTTCTGACGTCGTTGGCAATGGGCTTCCAGCCGAACTCGAGGTTGAGGTACTCAGAACCAGCGCCCTTACGGGCCTGGCGAGTACCTTCGCGCCAACCCGAAAGGGTTGACCCGACAATGTGAGGTAAACCCTCACGAAGCAACTCACCGAGAAAGACTGAAGCGTCCGCGACGGCGTTAGTGGGTTTACACTGCGCTATTGCCTTCGCTCCCCACCCGTCCAAAGCCGTGTTAAGGCTAGGATTAAGGTAAGGGAGCATTGGCATAAACGCGGGGTCACGCGGCAAGTAAACCCCGTGTCCGACCGTAGTCTGGACATAGGATAAACTCGCGTTGTTGATAACCGACTCTAAGCGCACCACATCGGCAGGATTGCCGACAAGGTACGTCTTTTGAGTCAGGAAATCACCCCCAACGTCGCCTCTTAGAGCGCCCTTATTATGGCGTCTCCAAGAAGGATGGTTGGTCGACTCAGTATACTGAGTCCCTTTCCAATGGGAGAGGTCGGTAATCGAACTACCAGACTGGTGAACGTCGTTTCCGACGTTCGGTCCAGCGTAGTAGTGGATATCGTTCTCCCAATGAGACGTCCGCTTTCCATAACTGAAAAGCGTACGATTTCGCACCGATTTGGTGCTCTCACTTGGTAAGGCCAAGGACTGCTCCTTAGGTCCGCGGAGGGAACTCCCTCCGATCGCTACCCGGTCTGGGTAGCGGATGTACTGCACTGCGCCCAGGGCCCCTTCG